TACCACTTTTCTGGTAAAATATTCTTCTTAGTCAGCCAGTGGTCGGCTGGCTTTTTTATTGTTTAATTCGACCGTTATCGGTCTACCATACTTTAAAATTTTCCAAGAGCCAGCATCATGTGACATTGATTTGCCCATTTCATAGTGATTCTTATCAAGTTCAGCTTCTATTTTTGAAAGATATGGCTCTGAATACTCAACGTACACTCCATCGACTTGCCTTCCTAAGATATAAACTTCTGGATAACTCATACACTAGAACCTCCTAAATATAGCCCTAATCCCAAAATAAACGAGCATGAAAGGAAATAAACAAGGTCACTGCTTGTTATGTCATGGCCATACACGAAATAGCTCACGGCTGCTTTTGCTACAAGAATCATTATTGCAATGCCACTAACTTTATTTATTACTCTTTTCCAGTTGCGTTTCATTTATTCACCATCCACCTTCACAGCAAACGGCCAATAGCGCTCATCAACTGCTTTGATTTCTTGTTCTGTTAACATATCCACCTTTTCCTTACATGTCGTAAAATAAATTGCTCCCGCTAAATTTAAAAAAGTATATCCTGTGTTAGTCGCCCCTTTGTCTGGTAATAAAACGTGATATAAAGGTCCCTTCTCGACTTCGTAGCCGTCAAGCCATGCGTGAGCAAACAACTCATGATTTTCAAAAGTATCAAGCCAGTCTGATACTTCTTTAGCTTTTTCTATATGCATCGTATCTCTAAGCTTACTTGTTGCTGAGCAATACAGAGTGCACTCTAATCCTTTGCATAACTCAATCCATTCTGCCACGAACTTCGGAACAACGACTTTTTTCGGTTCGTCTAGCTGTTTTGCTAAGCTAATTGCTCTTTCGTTGGCATAGTCAGCACCTCTCAAATAATCAAGGCTGTCTGTAGAAACTTCTATGCATTCTAACTCTTCAATCAATTCTTGTTTATTCATCGCTGCCCCTCCCAAAAAAGTCAACATTTCCTAGGATTTCTAATTCTCCATCTGGGTAAACATCTAACCAATCATGAGCACCAATAAAATTATTAAAGGCATTCAAACCTTTTGTTTTATGATGGTGATTTACTCCAAAACCGACTAATAAAATTTCACCTCGTAACGTTCGAACAACGTCATGATATTTAATTACTTTACCGTTCTTGTCTTTTACCTCTTCAACACAATTTTTGTAATTTTCATAACTCATTCCGCTTCCTCCTCAATACATTTAAACAAGCCCTCTGACTTCTTTAATATTTCTCTTTCCCTTTTATATACATTTTCTTCAAAGAAAGCTTTTGCTTCTTCGTTATTACTTATGTCAATTTCAATATATTCATCTTTGAAAGCTTCTTTAAAGCTCATTCTGCGACCTCCAATAGCTCTGGGTTCTCGTGAATATTTCCGAGTATTTCTAAAGAACTAGTTCCATCAAAAGTATTAGAAACATCAATAAAATCATAGTTGTCATCTGGTTCTATTCCATCGATAAAAAATTGATAACAGTCTCTTTTAACGATACCTAGGTAGCTATATTCTCCATCTCGATACTGAACAATATCACCCTCAAAAATTTCAACGCCGTTCTTGTCTTTCAAGCCTGTTGATTGCATGAGGATCACATCTTTAAATTCTCGTGTCAACGTATGCCTATTCTCATGATCTCCATTATCAGCCTCAAGCCAAACTGTTTTTTTCTCAAAGTCAATTTGATTAACTTTCATCATTTTTTTATATTTCTTATCCCACGCTCTAAACTTCGGTATCATTTTGCACCTCTTCATAGCGAACACTAAACACATGAGGATCACTGTACAAGTCATTTACTGATTGCTCCATCTCAACAATTGTCTTGTTGTATTTCATAATTGTGTCCTGCAATTCTTCACCCATGAAACACTGTTTGTAAATCAATCTATAATTTTTTCTCATGTTCAAAAACTCCTCTACTTTTTTAGTCTTAATTTGGTTCAGTACATATTTTTTACTGATAATCATTTGATTGTTACTATCGCTTATATTTTCCTTGTCTTTCCGTTGAACAACAGTTATTTTACCGAGTATCGAGTTATCATAGACTTTCTGAACAATCCCCTATAATGGATGCTTAAAACAGCTATGAGCTCTAAACTTTGGAATCATCTTCTTCACTCACTTTCTAAAATAGTGACAGCTGTTCTCCAGTTCATATAAATAGCCCCATTGGGATATTTGACAACATTTTTTCCTGCGCAACTTCGTACATCTCTTTCTTTATTTCAAATCCATAAGCATTTCTATTGAGTTCTGCCGCAGCTCTAAGCGTAGAGCCACTACCAGCGCATGGATCTATTACAACATCCCCATAATCTGTGAAAATTTCAATTAACCGTTTAATAACGGGTACCGGTTTTTGTGTCGGATGTATTTTTGGGTAGCTGTTATCCGTTTCCCATTCAAACCAATTTAGAACCATACGGCCGTCGTTATTGAATTTGGGAAGTTTTTCTCTGTAAAGAACTAGTGCATATTCTGTAGCCCCTACGATCCTCATATTTGCTTTTAGTACTTGAGGACTGGACTTCTTAATAAAAACTAGTGGAATGTGATTTTTAAAGCCGTACCGTTTACCATAATCAATCACCATTTGAAGCTGTTGAAAAGCGCAAAATACAATCATAGCTGGCGCTTTCCCTACTTCTTTCGGTTCTTTTTTTAGCATTTTTGAACAAAAGTGCATAAATTCTGATATTCTGAAATTTTCATCGGTATCAAAAAAAACTTTTATTCGCTTTATTCGATTCTCCATTTTCAATTTTCCCACCCTCATACCATGCAGAACTTGATGCATATGCATTTTTGCCTAGATTATAAGGAATGTCTGCAATAACTAATTGCGCTTTCGGTATGCCATATCTTTTATAATTTTGAAAATGATCGTTAAATAATTGTATCTTCGTTTCTCTCTGCATAATTTCAAAGGAGTAAAGAATTCTTTGTGGTCGACCAAACCTCCACTCCTTTCTATAAATTCACTGGCTCTTTTTTATAACCAGCATCAATCAAAATTCCCTCGATCACATAAAGGTCCGTTTTCTGCTTTAAACTAGCCTTAAATTTCTTGGCAATATTTCTAGCTGTTTCTAAAGAAACGACTTCATATGTTTTAGCCAGTGCATCCGCAATAATAGCGGATGTTGGCGTGTAATAAATCTCTAGCAAAATGAACACTCACTTCCTACGAGACTATTCTTCGATTTCTTCTTCATCATCTTCAACTGTCTTTTCTGGGAAAATGATGTTCTCTTTATTTTTGCTCCAAGAATCTGCAAACGGTGCAAAATGTTGGCGCGCAAGTTCTACTTGATTGATTAGATTATCAACTGAAACATCATGATCAGCTGCAATTTCTTCTAGCGCTTCCCCTTCATCGATTCGATGCAACACGCCACGAACGTTGATTGTTACTGATTCTGGCCATTCGATAGTCGTTGCCTTCTTGATGAATTCGTCAATAGTTTCTTTCGATACTTGCACAGCAACTTCTTCGACTTCTTGCACATCATCGCCCATTTCTAAAGAAGTTTGTTCTTCTTTTAGAACTTCAACTGTTCCATCGTTATTTACAACGTATTCGACATTCGGCTTATTGGTCTGCTTGTTAACTGGCACCTTGTATTCTACTGTTTCTGGCTCAATAGTCGTTGACACTGTTTTGCCTAAAAATTCGTTTAAACTTTCATATTTTCCTTTTAATGAAGCGTTGCTAACCACTAATAGCACTTCGATATTTCCGTTTGATTTAGATGTCACTTTCTTTACTTCTGGTCTGAAATTTACTTGTTTTGTCATGGTAAAACCTCCTAGTAGTTTGTGGCTTGTCGCCAGTGATAATTAAAATTATTTGTGATGAATGGTTTTTTCTCATTAAGCGGCTTAGTTACGCCTTGTGTAATGACTTTAAAATCATTTGACCTAATAACAACCGCCTCGACTGGATGACCATATTTCATGGCAAACAGTCTAAATCTAAGCTTATTTGATTGATCAATGCCATAGGCACCAAAACTATTTTTTATATCGATCACATGTAGCCAATTGCCATCGTGATCCTTGATGATAAAATCTGGTGAATAGGCAATGCTCGAAATGTTCCCTCCTGGTATTTCGCACTTCTCGTGCATTATAAATCTTGGGTGTACTTCAAAAGGCAGACCACACGTTTTGACAAATCGCTGATAAAACTTTGCTTCTTTTTCCGAGTCAAATATATATCCATCAAGTGTGACTTTATTTCCTCGCTTATTCAGGGCTGTTGGTGATTGCATTGTTTTAACTCCCTTTCCTTTGTCGCAGTTTCCGCTCGAACTGCTTTTCCATCTTTATTGCATTCTGGGCATGGAATAGGTGTTGCATAATTGAATCTGTCTTTTCCCCAAATCACACGCTGATCTTGACATCTAACACACTTCATTCTCATTTAGCCCCTTTCATCCAAGCTTGGTTATCTTTTGTTGCTTTTTCAATTGGTTCCTTTTTAAAATCTACTTTGGTAGATTTTGCTGTATACCTATTCGGTTTTTCTGGCATTATGATGGCTTCCTTTACTTCTGAAACAGTTCCGCCAGATACGATTGTTGCAATAGCTGCTGTCTCTTTATGCTCAAATAGCACTGCATCTTTTAAGTTGGCTACTGGTCGACCATCTTTGCCAAGATAGGCTGAAATTTTCACTACATACGGCATTGAATGATTCCCCTTTCTATTGATTTATTTTCAAGGCTTTAAAATGCGTTTTAAGCCGTTTTTCTTTCTTTGCATCTATTTATATTCACTTGATTGTAAAACTGCTCTACGCTGAATATATTCGCTAAAAATAATATTTTAGATACCTGCTACTCGTTTGTCTGATGTACCCTCAATTTTCATCACAAAACCTTGTGAATTACTCATGATGCGAGAAAGAATTCTCTCCCCATAAGCTTGGCTCATTTCTTTACCTGTTAAGTTCGTAGTAAAAATAGTTGCTTTATTCTGCCGAGCTTCTACAATGCGATTCAAGGTGTCGTTATTGAAGTTAGTACTTTTATTCCTATCATCAATTTGTTTAACTCCCAACTCGGCTCCTAAATCGTCCAGAACTACTAAATCTGCGCTTTTGATTTCTGCCATCAAACTACCTGTTATCTCTTTTCTGGCTTGCTCATCATTCATCGCAAATTTTAGTTGTTCTAAGAGTTCCGCATAGCTAATAAATAAGCAGCGTTTATCATAGTTTGATTTCTCCAACACTTCCCAAGCCGTTGACATAGCTAAATGACTTTTTCCAACACCACTTTTTCCTGAAAGAATCATATGAATTGGTTTATTCAAAAGAATTTCAGTTGTGGCTCGATTTGCAATTTCAAAAGCAAGCTTAGTTTCTGTGTCTACTGTTTTGTATGTTTTAAAACGACAATTAATTAAATTTTTGTCGGTATAAAGAGAGCTGTACTTCAAGTAATTAATCGCTCTGGCTTTCAAACTATCGTTAAACATTTTCTCTGTTTCGAGGTCTTCTGCTTTTTTGCGTGCTTTATAGCCACATTCCATGCAAGTTGGCGGACATCTATCGGACCCATCCTTGTTTTTTGCACGCCAAGCATAAAGATTTCCTCCGCACTCTGGACATGGATCAGGTGTGATATAAAGCAACGTTTTAATCATTTTTGAAAATCCATCTGATGCCGACTTCATTCTTTCACTTCCTAAAATCCAAGATCATCGTAATCCGAATGACCTGTATTTGATTTCTGTTGCTTGGTTGTTTTCTTTTGCTTCCTTGCTGCCTCTCGTTCTTCAACAGATTTGAATCCTCTTCGTTCCCAATCTATTAATATGGCATTGATGTAGTTATAGTTTCTTGCATTTGCATCAATAGCAATTTCAATAGCTTTAATAATTAATTGCTCAGCATCTTTTTGACTAGCTCCGATTTTTTCAAAATCAGAAATCCAATAATCAAAATCGGTCATAGTTTTAGACGACATCGGTCCAAATCCGTTATTTTCCCAAATTGAACGAATGGACGACCCTTTATTGTTATTATTAATATTCTTTTCATTCTTATCATTCTTTTCATTCTTGTATGTGTGCACTTGTTGTTCACTTGTTGTTCGTTTGTTGTTCACTTGATGTTCACTTGCTTGATAATCATCCCAGTTATTTATTGATATGACGCTGTATTTCGTAGTTGATTTGATGTTCAACATTCCTTCTTTTTCAAATCGTTTTAACCATCTCCATACAGAACCACTGTTCACTTGATGTTCACGTTTGACACCTTTATTCATCTCAAACGTTATTGCGTCGCGCCCTGTGACGAATTCTCCGCTGTTCAACCATATTTCTTTTCCATTAAAAAGAAATTTTCTGTTTTCGTGGCTAGCTTTCATCAAACACAAGTTCCACAATTTGTACATGTAAGGATTAGTCCATACGAATGAATCCATTACCTTACGATACAATTTGACGTAACCAGCATTCATTCGTTATGCACCTCCTATAAATCGTCCATACTGGTAAGATTTGTAATTTTGTTGTGTCCTCTACAATATTCACAAATTCCACAACTAACTGGTGCTTCCTCACCATTTTTAACTCGCACAACATGCTCGATGTTTTCTTTTAATTCTTCTAATTCGTAAATCATTTTTTCTTCGCTAAGAGTGATTAGTTTTGCTTCACTAGGTGTTTGTTTCGAAACTGCTGCAATGAGAGGAAGAAAATTTTTGTCATATTGTTGGCGAAGCAGTTCACAATAAACTGTCATTTGTAACACGTAACCGAAGCGTTCAATGAAGTTTGCTTTTCTGTTTAAACGTTCATCCCATTTCTTCTCATGCATATCTTTGGTTGTTTTGATGTCTACAAAATACTTTTCTTCTAAATTCAAACAATCAATTTTCCCTTTCCACATTGCACCGCCGATTTCACCTGTGACGATCACTTCTTTTTCGCCTTGATAAATATTTAAAAAGGCTTCTTCTTGTTTTAATCTTTCAATCATCTGCTCGGCAATTTGGAAATCTTTCAGTAGCCCAAACGGCTTTTTTGAAGAAAACATCTTGCTTTTGTTTTCTTTTTTAAATGCTTCATGAATTTCTGGTGATTCAAAGTAAGAATGAACATAATTACCAACTAGCAATGCTTTTGGATCACTAACTGGTGTCCATTCGCCTTTTAACTTTGCAAGAGCTGCAGCTTCACATTCAAGAAATTTTTTATATTGAGAGACAGACATATAAGCTAGGTCCGCTTCTTGTGAATAATAATTTTCATCAGAAAGGATAATCGTCTTCTTCAATCGTTGAGACATCAGGTTCACTCTCTTTCTGATTGGTTTCATAACCAGCCATCACATCTAAAGTTTCCTGAACTGGTTCTTCTAAAATTTGGTCCGCCACTTTCGTTAATTCTTCTTTTTCAACTGGTTTAGCTTGTTCAATATCGTTTTCTTGCTCAATAACTTTTTTATTGTTGGTAAATATTTTTTCTTCAAGTGCTATTGCTGTATCTGCAACTGGTTCTGCTTCCTTACGTCTGTTTTCATCATATTCGTATTCTGTTGTTCTATTAATCGCATCTGTCAGTAAATCACTATCATCGCTTGTATTGATAAATGTTTTAGCGGCTCGATTGATTACTGTACGTTTAGCCATTTCTCCTGGAAAATCATTTTGAACATTTTTTGTTTTCGCCTTGCTCCAAGATTTATCAATTTCTTTTTTTGTCATGACGGTATAAACACGTTCGCCATCGTTTTTTTCAATTACTGCAAAAGCACCAATAATTTCATTGTCTTGATTTGCGAAGTCTGGCTCAAATTCTTTAACGACTGTTCTGCCTTTTTCACTGCCAATCCTAAACACATCACCTTTGTGAACAACTTCCGCCCAAATATCTTTAACATTTGATAAACGTTTCAAAACGGCTTGTGTTCCAAAATATGATCGTTGCATTTGTAACTCTTTTCCATAAACAACAAAATAACATTGGGTTTTTGCTGGACTTAGGCCTTGAACAACCATATCTAATAAAGTGTTAGCAACAGATTCTTTTGTAACAACTTCTAAAGCAGGTCTTTTATTTCGATCTTGTACTTTTTGAATTGCAAACCACGCTGATTTTAGAGCATTCGATGCATTGTAATTAGCTGGCAATTGTAACCCATCCTGCTCTAATCCTTTAATTCTGTTAGAAACTGCATCAGTAACGTCTTTTTGTAAAATAATTTCCCCCATCATTGATTCTCCTCTTCTTCGTCATATTCCCATGTTGGCTCTAATGCTTCTTTTTCTTCTAGCGGCTCTTGTCTAGCTCCTAATGAATCAAATTCAGGCATTTTCACCACTCCCAAAATATTTTCGTTTTGTTTTCTTCAAGTTCAACGTGATCAAATCCTTCTGTTTCTAATTGAGATAAAAACGTTGATGTAAGACCTTTACTATTCACCACGCAACTTGTATTACCATTTGATGCTGCAGTTCGAATTGATTGAACAATTCTATTTTGAGCATTCGCTAACATTAATTCGTAAACATCATCACTTAAACCTCTTACTTCAATCATTGCAGTTCACCTCGTAAAAATGCAGTTAGTAATTCATCCATAGATTTTTCATTTGCAGCATCTTCGGCTCTTTCTGCTACGCATTCTGGACAATCACAAGATTCGCTTATACTTAATTGCTCTTTTAGATCACCTACAAGTTTTTGCAAGAGTATAGCTAACCCGATAACTGAACCACAAAAAGCAGTACTTCCTTGGCCTGTTTCAAAATTTGTAGCACATAGAAGAAGTTCAACATTCTGTGCCTTACATTCTTTTTCAAGTTTAATAATCATTCTTTCAATTTCTTTATTCATGTGGTACACTCTCCTTGAATTTGATATTTGTAATTGACCTACTTTGATGACCGTCGAAGTGGGTCTTTATTTTTGTTTTTTTATTTCTCGATCTTCAAGCGCTAGGTCATACATTAAAAGCCAAATGATGAAAGCTGCTATATATAGGTTTTGAATTAATGGGCCAATATTGCCACCTACTAAAAGCCCCAAGCCAAAAACGATTAGCAATGCCGCTATACGTCTTAAGTGATATATTTTTTTCATATTATTTCCTCCCTAAATTTCGCTTGCCCAAGATTTATCTTTTTTGTGATAGAAGCCATCTGCGACACTCTTCTTTGTCGTAGAACTTCCCTTGTTTACTTACTGATCCATGTGGAAGCCCTAGCTTCTCCCATTCCCTTATTGTTGTTGTGGAAACATTGAAATATTTTGCAATCTCTGTTTGATTTAAGACTCGCTTATCAACTGCGGTATCTCTTCGTGCTTTTTCTATTTCATCAACAATAATTCCATGTACAAAATCTCTTAGAGAAGCTTCATTTTCTGGAGTTAAAATCACTTCCATTACTATCACCTCCTACGCTACTTTATAGACCAGTCACTCGCCATCAAATCATCTGCTGTAGGATTCCACCGTTTTCCAACAGAATCACTATTTTCTTGTATCAATAGACAACAATCATACGTATTTGTAGGAAGTATATTTATATGAGCTGAACAGTCTTTTTCGGATTCTCTGTAGATATACTTTCCCTCTATCATTGCTTTTGATACAGCCTCATGAATTTTCATTTTCTTTGCACTTCCTTCCAATTTTTAGCTGTTCAAAATTTAGCAAGCATTCGTGCTAGTAATAATTGAACCAATGCTTGAGTCTTTTCTAAATCAGCAGGTACTCTATCGCTAAAATAAGATAGGTGATTATCGATTAATTCATCGATTTTTTGAACTTGCAATTGCCCCTTGTTATTTATAGTAACTTGGGGTTTGTTTTTAATTTCATCAACACTTGCACATTCATTACTTACTCCTTTTTTAATTTCAATCCGTGTACATTTGTGATCAATTTCTTGTAAAATTTTAATCAACAACTTACTCACAGGAATTTTTTCACACGAAGTTTTATTTCCTTCTTCGACGATTAGAGTTACTTTCTTTTCCATTTTTTATTCCTCCTATCTGATTTTGTAGTATTCAATAATAGCCGTTAGTGTTT